CACCAGGCCGCTGGTGTTTGAACCCCGGCGGAGGGAAAGGCCAGGCTTTCATTTCCTCGCCCCTTCCATCTTTTTGGTTTCAATGATGGCATCGACTGTCCGGGTGGCCTGCCTCACGGCCAACAGTCCGAGCATGATGGCATCGTCGTAGCGTTTGTCCAGCATGGCATCGTGCAGCTGCTTCATGGCCCGCTCGGTCATCATGCAGGGGTATGCGTAGTCAATGATTTCGTTCATGTGTTTTTTTCCTTGAGTTTGGCTTCAGCGGCACGCAACACGCCGCGCCACCCACTGAGGTCACCTGCGTTGATGCATTCGTCCTGTTCTTCTTTCGTCAACCCCACCCACGGGCGCGGCTCCAGTTTTGCTTGGACAGCTTCGATCAGCATCGCCCTGTCAAATGCGCCCATCTTGCGAGGGTTCTGCATCCATTTGAGGCACAGGGCGAGCAGCTCTCTCTCAGTCGGCATGATCTTCCTTTACATACTTTTTTGTATCTTGCCGGCTGAAGTACGGACAATTATCTTTTTCTATCTCAGAAGAGATAAAGTACGCCTGCCGCCACGGATTTGGCTCCGTGCCACTGGCCGCATGGCGGTAGCACTCAGTCCTACGGTGACAAGTGTCGGATGCGCACATGGTTATGTCAGGCATTGTTCCCCCTTGCGCGGCGGCATACGGGTGGCAAGTATTGGCAACAGTTCAGGGTTCCTGAGCAACTCACGCATGTCGGTGGAATCAAACTCCCAACGAACAACGCGCAGCCCTATCGTTCGGCCTCCGGGGCGAATCTCTTTGTAAGTACCGTCCTCAAAATGTGCAATCATGCTTCACCCCCGATCCCGTGCTTGCGCTCAATGGCGCGGGCAAAGTCAATTGGGCCACCCGATTTCCAATCCCATGCAATCTCTACAATCTCCTCCTCCGTCAGCGGCTGGCGCTTGTAAAACCCCGCGCTATTGAGAACCTGCTCAAGGTTGGGGCCAAAGATTTTTGTCGGCTGCGCCGTCAACGCCTCCATCATCTCTGGCGTGATGCCGCACATCCACCCATTGTCGGACGGGTAGAAGCGCAGGGCGTAGTCGCCCACGCGGATTTCTTTGAAGCTCATGCTTGCCCCCTTGCGCGGATGGCGATGGCAACAGCATTGTGTGGCACCGCAAAATCGGACATGTAATCGGCTACCTCCGCACACGCCTCGCGCTCGGCTGCGGCGACAAGGGCGGCGAAGCGGGCCAAGAACTCCGGCGTAGCGTCAAAGCCCCCTGCTTGGCGGGTTATGCGCTCGATGTCGTCGCGGGTCATAGTGATCTGCTCCCAGGCGAAGCCGGGGCCCGCTCGCACGGCCACATAACCTCCAGCGCACGACTCACCAGCACATCCGCCGTGAAATGTCTGATCTGAGGAAACCGCTCCAAGTACCCCTTGACAATATCGTGCGTCTGCCCAGCAGTAATAGTAGGCGGGACGTTGCACGTTCGTATCCCCCGCACCGCATCCGAGGCCGCCATTACATAGCCCAGCGCCAGCATCCTGTCCATATTGCTGCCATTCATCCGCTCCAGCAATTGATTGCCATCCAAAAACTCCGCCTGGGCCGCGCCGGCAAACATGGCAAGTGTCAGTACAAGGCGCTTCATTTCTGACCCCCCTTGCCAAGCCAGCGCTCTTCCTCTTCTTTCGGGAGCATGGAGTCAATGTACTCATGCACCAGATGCATCACCAAGCATCCAACCAGGAAACCAAGCACCAAGCCAAATACAAAGTTCATGATTCCTCCCTTTGCTTCTCATACTCTTGCCACACCAACTCCATCAAATCGGCAGCTTTCAAAAGCTCTCGCTTGAGAGCCTCGTCGTGGTCTTCATGCAGGCCAGAGGCAAACCCGCGCATCCAAGCAGACATCGTGTAGTACTGCAAAGCGGTGTAGAACTGTTGCATGTCGATCATTATTTGCCCCCAGCAAACACCGCTACGCTCACCTTTGTTTCCGTCAAAGCCTGAATAGACGCAAGGGCTGATGCCATGCGCTCTGCGTTCTCTATAGCTTTCAAAAACTCTGGAGAGGTCAACATGTCTTGGGCCTGCTTGTACTTGTCCCGCATTTGAACCACCTCCGTTTGAACCCGTTCACTCGCGGCCTTCATGGATGTCAGATCGTTCTTAATTGCCCCACGAAAATCAACAAGTGTTTTTCTCAAGTTGTCTACAGAGGACTGCGCTCTTACGGTGGACTCTGTTGCTGCAATTGACGCTTCCATACTTACCTTCCACTGTGAAAAATAAACCATGCACTCGGCAACTTCATCACGGTTAAGAACATCAGTTCTCCAAGCAACCCCGTCACGGTTTGCTGATGTCTTGACCATTGCCTCATTTAGAGCATCGTCCATGCGAAAGCAGGCCGGTGCCATTTTGTCCAGTTTGGCAGACAAGGTTTCATCCCTGCCTGCCCACCACAACTCAGCGGCCTGCACTTGATACAACCTCGCAGGTGGTTGGTGAGATATTTCCGCACACCAAGGTCCGCTGCTCTTGCACGGTTTCTGCTTTGTAGCCAGACAGTTTGTAGGCAATCGGCATCGCATTTTTCAAGATGCCCAGCGCACTCACACCACCATCGTCAGACTTCTTGATTGCCACATCCATTGCTTCTGCAAGCTCAGATATAAACGTATCGGTGTCGAGGCACGTTGTCTGAATGACAAAGTCGCCCGTACCCAAGGTGTCTGCAAAAATCCTAACCATAATTTGCTCCTGAATTGTTTGTGAGTTTGTTATTCATTTCACCCGCCGCATCGGCTCCCAATAAGCCTCTGCCGGTTTTTCCGGGGGAGGCGGCGGCATCGTTGCGCTAGGCGGCACCCAGCCAAAACGGCGCCAAGTAGCCTGAACATCAGCACCACGCTGATAGCTAAATTTGATATCGGTTACGCGCACCGACGGTTCTGTCCGTTTGTTTGCCATCTCAAGACTCCATGTAATCAAACAATTCCTGCTCTAGTCGCTCACGGTCTTGCGCCGTCATTTGTGCTTCGACCAAAGGCATGGGCTTTCCCTCCCCATCAAACAGCTGCCAGTCGCCATAGCCACCCTCTGCAGGGTAGCAATCCTCTGGCGCACCGCCCAGCTTGGCAGGCCGGTAGCGTTCCCAGGAATAAATCCTGACCACGCAATCAACGCCGCATACAACTGTTTCTATCTCGTTCATTTGACCTCCAGCGCACTGATGCGGTCAGTCAGGATGGCACCCAGGTCACGGCCCTTGACCGCCACCATCTGCGCCTCCTGGCAGTCATAGACCACCTGGGCAGCATCGCGCAGCGCCTTGTTGTAGCCGCTGCGGTAGGTGTCGTCACCATCCATGAGCATGACGATGGCATCGCGGATCAGAGCGGACGCCTTGCGTTGCTTGGCGAGCTCTTTGATCTTGTCGTGGTAATCCCGCGGCAAGTACACCGAGTATGGGATCAGTTTTTTTGTTTCCATGCGGAAAACTCCAGGTAGATTGAGTCCAGGCGGGCCCGGGCCTCTTGGTTAGTTTTGAGCTCCGCTCGCGAGCGCACGCCCAGGTACTCTCGCAGCCAGTCGGTGGCGTCTTCCTCAGTCGCAGACATGATCTGGTTGTCCTCATGCAGGTACTCCCAGAACAATGCATCACGGCAGATGGCACCAGCAATCTTGATGTACCGCTCGGCAGAGAACTCCTGCTGCCGATCCATCGGGTGCTCGTTGCCGTCGAGGCGCACCATCACCACTTGATAGCGCGCCCCCACAAAGTCCCGCAGGATGCGCTCATCCAGGTCGTCGGGGTGAATGTTGAGAGTCAACACGAACCCAGTCTTGTCCTGCTTGAGCGCCACCTTGACGGCCTCAAAGTGAGGGTGATTTGCCATTAGAAGGGCATGTCCTCGTTGCTATCAACGGGCGGCCTGGGCGGCTGCCGACGCGGGGGAGGAGCGCTCTCCGACTTCACATACGGAGCCGACACAGTCAGAGACAGGCAGTGCTTGTTGGCAATCACCTTCTCCCAGCAAGCGATCTGAATCTTGACAACATCGCCTTCGCACTTGTCGATCAGGTCTTGCAGGAGGGTGCGGTCAATGACTGCATCGCCCTTCATGTCGGGTTGGTTGGGAGCCGTCTTGCGGTCGTTGGGCCAAAGGGTGCCCGTGTTGGGCTTCGGGACAAAGGTACTCATACTTACTCCTGGTTGAAACGGGTCTTGGCTTCGGTGAACTTAGCCATCAGGTTCTTGAAGAACACGGCGTCCTGCGCCTTGACGGCATCGAACAGCTGCTTGTTCTTCTTGAAAATCTGCATCACATCATCGGCGCTGCCGGCGTTGTCCAAAGCGAGCTGGCAAGTCTCGTCAATGATCTTGAGCCAATCATCAACATCGCCTTCGGGAACCAGGCTGACCTTGATCTGCCAAGAGCCTTCGATGCCGCTGATTTCAGCCGGCGGGCGAACAGGCCGAGGCGCAGGCTTGGGAATGGCCTTGGGCTGCGACGGCTCGGACGCGTCAATGATGTCGTGCTCGACGATCTCCATCGCGGCAAGCCACAGGTAGCGGCGCTGATAGGACTCCACCGCACCCAGGTTCTGGATTGGGTGGGCGCCCTTGAGGTTGGCCTCAGACAGCGGGCTGGTGATCATGATGGACTGACCATCGTCCGTGTCGGTGATGCACAGGCGGGCGTACTCGTTATCGAACGACACCACGCTAGCCAAGCCAAGACTGTGGAAGATGGTCATGGTCTGCGGCAGGAAGTCGCCCAGCTCAAAGTACTTGTAGCCGGCGAACTTGTTCTCACCAGACTTCTTGAGCTCCATGCCCTGGAGCTTGATGCGCGCTTCCATTAGTTTCTTATGTACGCTCATTGAGTTCTTTCTTAAGTTCGGACAATTCATCAAGCAAGCGATTGATCATTCGCAAGTGCTCTTTGTGGCGAGCTTCCATCACCGACACCAACTTCTTGAGCCGGGATTGCGTTGCTTCCATCTGGCGCAGGATGACTTCGGACTCGTACCAGACAAAGTCCGCGGTCACACCTTCGACCGCGACTGAATCCTTCAGCACAAAAGGCGCGGCAACAGAGGGTTGTTCGCTCATTCTTGTTCCTTCCAGTTACGGGGACGGCGGACATACGGCTGTCCGTTTGCCTTCAAACCATAGGGCGCCTTACGCGGGCGGCCACGGCTACGCTTAACCGGCTCAACATACTTGAGCACAATCTTTTGCTCCTGCTGCTTGGCGTGATCCACCGCCGACCAATCGACCACCTCTGGGCCATCGGAGTAATGCATACCAAAAAATGTGGTATCTCCGGTTATCAACTCATTGAGCGGCACGGACGGCGGAGCCGAGGTCGCGCGCTGGGCCTCGACCTCAAGCAGCTTGGCTAGGAAATGCTGCGCCTTCTTCAAATCCTCCAGGCCACCCTTCTCACGGTGCCGGCTGATGTACTTGATGATGCAGCCTTCCAGGTAGCCCAGGTTGTTGCTAGCGATGTAGTCCCAGGGCTGTATCGCTTTGCTCTTGTAGTGGTCGCCACCGACCTGTGTTTCGTTTGCGGACATGCTTCACTCCTTTGTGGTTTCAATCCATCCGTCTTGGTAATCCCGCCATTGCTGGCAGTACGTGTTGACCGGGCAGAAGTTGGCGCAGCGCGTACGCTCGCCGGGGCGGACTTCCATTTCGTAGTCCTTGCCCAGCTTCTCGACTGCTGCAACAGCCTCTGCTTCGGTTCCGTGTAGCGACTTGGCCCGCACACCACCCTTCTTGCGTACCGCCCAGATCGTGGGCTTTTCCCACATCTCATCAGGCGTGCATTTGGGCAGGCTCTCGCCGGCTTCCATCGCAAACTCACAAGCCGAGTGCTGGGCGATGCGGTGCATCACGAACTCTTCGCGTTGCTCCATCGGCCACAGCTTGATCGGCAATTCTTTGATCGGCGCCTCCGGGTAGCCCTCCCGGGTGGCGGCATCCCTGCGGCTCCAGTCCCGGATGATGGCCACGATGCCCAGGTCACGGATGGGCACGCCCTTGACCTTCTCCACCAGGAAGGCGTAGATGTTGAGCTGGTACTCCCACTCCACCTTGTCGTTCATCACAGCCCAGGCCGAGGTCGTCTTGTAGTCGCGGATGCTGATCGACCCATCCTCGTTCTTGAGCTGCAGATCAATGGCGCCGCTGATGTTCCAACCATCCACCGAGGTATGGATGCGCTCCTCAATCACATGGTTATCGTCCTTGCCGTGCTCCAGCACCCCGTGGACGGCGGTGCCAAAGATAGACCAGACCATGTCGGCAACATCCTCCTCCAGCTCATCCTGGAACTTGCTGGTGAGAGCTACGATCTTGGGGCTGTTGATGAGCTGCGTGACGCTCAGATTGGCGCGGCCCTTGGAATAGGTCGGGCGCTTGAGGACATTGACAAAGGTCTGCGGCAGGTTGTACTTGTTAGTCAACTTCATGGTTTGGCTCCGTTGTTTTTACGAATTGTGGCGACTCCCATGCTCCATGTCAACAGGTCGTACCCATCTTTTTTCATGTGTTGCATTCCAACCGTAACAGATGTTACGCTTGCCGGATGCAAAAGCCCATTCAGCTGCTACTGCCCTGGCCTCCGAGCGTGAACCGCTACTGGATGGCGAGGGGGAATATGCGTTTCATCAGCAAGGCGGGGGTGGCCTTCAGGCAGGCCGTGGCGGATGAGTGCGCTGACCAGGGCGTCGTGAGCCTGGATGGGCGCTTGGCGGTTCACATAGCCCTGTTCCCGCCTGACCGCAGAGCGAGGGATGTGGACAACATTCTCAAGGCGCTGCTAGACGCCTGCGAGCATGCAGGCTGCTACGCCTCGGACAATCAGATCGACGAGCTACACGTCATCCGGCAGGGGATACAGAAGGGCGGTCATTGCACCATCCTGGTCCTGCCACTAGACTCAAGGTGACTGACCAACTCGCAGTTGCCAGTCTTGCGGGGGCCTAGTGCCCCCGTTTTTTATTCACCCGTCAGCTTGGTGCCGAATGTACTCCGGCGCAAATCCCGGACCGGCTCCAGAATCTCTTGCTTGAGACGCTGCAAGTCTGTGATCTCAGCGCGCCGCTCCTTGGCCGTCTGGTCTTTGGAGCGAGTCTCGCCCAGGCGGCGAATCTCTGCGTTGATTTCCTTGAGCTCGGTTTCGGTTTCGGTGATGTAGTCGTTCATCGCGGCTACATCGCCGTACTTCTCAAAGTAAGCGTCCGCCGCCTCAAAGTCCTCCCGGTCAATCATCTTCTGCCAGGTCTGGTATTTCTTCGTGGTGGCTTCTTTGAAGTCGTAGAACAAGTCTTCCCGGCCGCGGGGAACCTCATCGCGTAGGAATCCGCCCGTGATGGGCATCTCCCTGGGCGTGAGTGCCGGCCTGGTTTCTGCGGCGACGCCAATGGAGTTGGTGATCCACTGCGCCATAGCTCCGGAGGTTCCAAACACGCCGCGCACGATGTGGTCGGCCTCGACCGGGCTGAGAACCCGCTTGCCATCAGTGAAGGGAATCTCCATCATGGCGCTGAGTTTCTTCCCAAGCTCTGATGTGGTGGCCGTGTACTGCTCGGCGGCCTCGACATCTTTGATTCCCTCCGGAATGACCGGGCGCCCCGTGAAGAAGTCGTGGTTGATGGCCACCTCAAACAGCTGCTTGGCGCCAGCCGGGATCGGCTCCGGGCCAAGCAACATATCGCGGGCAGCATCAGCCAGGGCCTTACGCAGGCGCCGGGTATCCATCGCGTTATCAGTTCCTTCCCGGGTGACTTTGTTGTAGATCAGCTCCGGGATGGCCTTGAAGAAATACGCGGCCGACGTATTCATCGGCAGCATGATCTTCGTACCAGGGATGATGATGTTCTTGAGCTTGGTCTGATCGTCCAGCTCTTCGTACTCAGGATCACCGCCGGCCAGCATGCAGTAGAGCAGAACCAGGCTAGACAGAGTCGCAGTCGTGATGCTCAGTCGCAGAAGCGCCTTCTTGCGGCTCACGCCCTTGAGGCCGCCACCCATGAGCGCTTGAACCAGAACGTCCGTCGCGTTGGCGTAGGCGCCCAAGAACGGCACCGTCTTGACCATTGCCTGCGCGTATCCGGTCGAGCCGTGATGCAAGAAGTTGATGACGTTGGCGGCCTGGTACAAAGCCTGTTCTTTGTTGCCCGTCTCAGCTAGGACGCGCTTGTAGGTTGCCACGCGCTGGGCCATGTCGGACGCATCACCAATGTGATCCAGGCCCTTGATGATCATGCTAAACACGTTGCCATTCATAATGCCCAGGCGACGCTTGATCTCAGCCTCCGGCGTCCGGGCAGGGCTCATGTAGCCACCGATGCCTGCCGCTTTGAGGATGTCCACCACCGGATCGGTGTTGGTCAGACTGGTCAGGAAGCCCTTCCACACACCGCCAATCAGGGCCAATGGGTTCTTCACGCCAGTCACTAGAGCTGCAGTCGGTGCATCCTTGAACACCTGCTTAACCTGGAACGTGCCGAAGATGGTAATTGAACGACGGGTGATGTTGGCAACCATCGCCAGCGGCTTCCACATCTGGAGGTTCAGATTCTCCATGCCGTAGATAGACGCGGCTATCAGCGGGTCTTGAATCTCAACGACAACCTTCTTGCCGTTGACCATCCAGTTGAACCGGCCTTTGGATTTGTCCGCCTTGGGGAAGACCATGATCTTGCCGTCAGCGTTACGGCTGGCGTACTCCAGCACGATGCGGTTAGCGGCGTACTGACGGATGCCGTTCATCGTCATACGCATGACGTTGCGCGTCATGTTGTCGATGATGTTCTGAATCTCACGATTGGTCTTGAAGACAACCAGATCGTTTTCATTCAGATCCATGTCGATGCGAACATCACCCTGCGATGTAACACTGACCAGGTCGGGGCTCACCCTGTCGCCGTTGACCTCTACCTCAACCACAGAAGACGGCTGAATCTTGAAGTCCTTCTGGCCCTGCTTGGCGCGCACATCCACAATAGAAGTGGGCCGGCCGCGCTTGAATAGCTTCTCACGCCCGATGTTGGTCATGGAGCGGGTGGTGGACTGCACAGCCGACTGGTCGGAGTCATGCAAGTCCAGCTCGTCGTCCATGATCCGATACCACGGCACATAGTCCTTGATGCCGGACAGAGTTTCATAGCGACCCTGGGACAGCAAGCCAACCTGGCGCCACATACGCAGCAGGTTCTGGTTGATGGCCGTCCAGTTGTCCATGATGTCGCGCAGCTCGGGATACCTCGCATCCAAGCCGGCAAACTCATCCATCTCCTCTTGAGACATGTTCACAGAAGAGGCGGCCTTCTTGATGGAGTCAACCTCCTGCTGTG